CCAGCTCCACTAACTAACCAACCCTCACTCTTAAGGAGAGCCTTAGCCTCCAGTAGTTTAGTGTTAACCAGCTCAGGGTCAACACTGTAAAAGTTAAGGCTGTACTGCCATACTATAGCGCCCTCTGTATTACTGTAAAAACTGCTGCCGTCTGCTGAGTCATTCCAGTATGTAAAGAAATGATCAGGGTATGACTCTTGTGGTCTAAAGCTCCCCTGTAATCTAACTGGATAACTAAGAGACTCCAGAGCTTTTTTTAATAATTCATCCATAATCACTCCTCCATAATTCTTTTAATGACTTTATTTAAAGCCTCGCCTTGCAGCTCAGCTATTTCTTTTTGCGTCTTGTTACCATATATGGCATTTTTCAGACCAGCTACAGGTGCTATTCTTGGAGTGCCATTTACACCCTCCATAAGAAATATACTTGTAAGTCCAGACTTTTTAAAATCAAAACCAACTTTAACAGAGGCTGTAGCTCCCTCCCAGTCCACACTCATATCTTTATCAATAGACTCTTTTGTGTTACCTGTAGAGTATCTACCACCAGCTGGCAAGTTAGAAGTTGCCATAGCTGACTCTATCTTTGGGTTAACGTATTCTTTAGAGGCTTTTAATGCACTCTCTACGCCTCTCCTCATAGCCTGACTACCGCCAATCTCGTCCAGCTTAGCCATATACTCCTCAAAACCTTTTACCTGTAAACCTATCCTATTACGTGCCACCTTTAACACCTCTAACTTTAAACTTTAAAAACTGGTGACGCTGTTCTATGTCCTCAGGGTCTCCCATTACCTCATAAGTCTGTGAGCCTAATCTAAGACGGCTAGAACTCGTTATATCTGGTCTATACCATGTTTCTACGTTAGCTGTTTGAATGACAGATAACACACCGTTAATAGTTGTCTCAGTGCCTCCATATGTTTTAAAACTACAAAAAATAGTTTCACCCTTTTCAGTATATACAGGCACGTCAACACCTCTAACGGTTTTTACCTCACTAACATTTAACAACTCTATAGGCGTAGTAAATGGCTCGCTAGGTCTATAACTCATCTGTAGCCACCTCCTCAGTAGTGGTTACAGTCTTATAAACTAACTGGCTTACTCTCTGATAAAAATAAGCTGAGAGCTGACCACCGCCACCGTTATAATTCCAGAGGTCTGTTACACCTCTGGCTATAACACCAGCTGACACATCAGAGTTAACTACGCTCTCAGATACTCCAGCGTCCATCATATACTCTTTTACTTCATCAATATACACGTTAAGTGTGTCATCCTGATATGTGCCTGTAATGCCTAAGGCGCTTTTAACTTTACTTAATATGTCAGCCATGTTATTAACCTCCTACTTAAACGCTAACCGCTGCGCCCTTTTTAATAATAAGAGCACCATTAGCGTCAATTAACTTACCGTCACAGATTAAAATACACTTATTCTTAATCTGGTTGTTATCGTTATCTGTCCACTTAACTGTTACCATTTCCATGTTAGAGTTAATGCCGTAGTCTGTAGGCTTAAGGAATACCGCTACTACGTCTCCTTCAGCTGCGTCATCATAAGCAGCTATACAGCCATCCTCTACAGGTTCAACGCTCTTACCCATGAATCTATAATTTTCTTCACCATTGATACCATAGTTAGTACGTCCTACTGGCTGTCCATTATCGTCTGTCATTCCATCAATGTAGCCATCAAATGTAGCCTGATTCATAAAGAAAGTACCATTTCTATATGCTTTCTTCATTTTTGCCTTAACTTTTTTGTGCCATTCAGACCAGCTAGTAAATTCAGCTGGTGTCATAGTGATTACATTAGCCTCTGGTACTCTTGTGTCCTTTGTGATACCTAAAGGCTGTCCTACACCTGAACCATTGAAAATAGCAATTTCTAACGCCTTAACGATAGCCTCTGTAGCAAGAGGTACAAAGAGTTTCTGGAAAGCGTCAATAGTTGTTACATTAGCTAATAATGTCTGAGCTATCTTACATTCCACACCAAAGTATGAGAATGTAATAGAGTTCTTAGCGTCTAACTTCTGTGACTCGCTAGCTGCTGTCTCGCCAATCCAGTTAGCCTCTGGCTTAAGTGATAAGATTGGAATAGCCACACCACCCTGTACGTTTAACTTACGTACTAAAGCGTACACATTACCATAGCTCTCTAAGTTCTGGATGATTTCGTTAAGCATTGTAGTAGGAATTACAGCGCCTACGTCTCCAGTAGCAGTTACAGCGTTTGCTCTAAATTCCGCTGGAATAGGTACGTTACGGCAAGCAAAATCCATAAACGCCTGTCTGTATTCTACAGTGTCATGTAGGTCTGTTTCTGCTGCTCTTGTCTGAGTAGCACCCACAGAGTAACTACCTACTACCTGTGCGTTTCTATGCACTGCGTTAGCTGGAATATTAGAGCGTGTGTCATCATCTGGCTCATTACCAGCCTGACCATCTGCGCCCTGACCGTCTCCCTCGTCATCTAACTTAGCTAACTGAGCCTCTGCCTCGTCAATCTCGTCTCTAAGAGCTGCTAAAGTGTCTCCTAAACTTCTTACCTCATTAACATCCTCTGAGGCGTCAATTTTCTTTCTGATCTCTTTCATTTCATTTTTCTTACGTTCAATAAGCTGTGTTAAAAATTTTCTCATTTTAAAATTACCTCCATTTTTTGTATAGTTTTCTATACTTTTTAATCAAAAAAATATGTTGCTGCTTTAGCTTTTGCAAGCTCCAGAGCTTTATCATCACTATCCAGTGACCGCTTAGCACTATCCAGTACCTTTTTAGCGCTCTCCAGCGCCTCTTTATCTCTTGCGCTTATCTCTGTTGCCTCATAAGCTGGAAATGTTACGGCTGATACTTCAAACACCGTACCTATTTTCCTTATATGACGTGTAGGGTAGTCACTCTCTAAGTTTTCCCACTCCTCGTCATCTATCGTAAACATAAAAGACATACCACTTATGTCTCCACGTTTGATAGCACTGTATAAGTTACGTGCCTCTGAGTTTTCCTCAGTATCTAAGTCAACTCTAATACCCATACCATCTTTATCTACTATCAGCTGCATAGTAGAATTATCATTATTATTTCTACTACGTGCTAACGGTATCATATCTGTATTATGATTAACTAAAAATCTTACATCTTTAAGGTTAGCCCCCTCCAACGCTCCAGCCTCTATAACTTCCTCAAAATATCCTAAGTCAGTTTTAGAATTATAAACTATAGCACGTCCTATAATATGGTCTCCATGCTTATCGTCATTTTCTGCTCTAATCTCAAAGTTATACGCTCTGGTTATCGTTTTCTTTTTCATTATTTCCACCTCCTGTATCTGGTTCTCCTGTCTGGTACTGGTTAGCTATGTTAGCGTCTACCCAGTTAAGACTCATATAACGCTTGCCCTCTAGTTCTGCTAAAGGTCTTAAACCAAATGCTACTCTTTTCTCATTTTCAAAAAGAGCGCCTGTATTGCTTAATAACGTTACCATTCTTATAGTCTGATCCATACTCATAAATATAAGGTCTTTAGGATAAAACTTAACTCTATTACCGTGACCTTGTGCACGATTGCTAACAAGCCCCTTAGTAAAACCTTGTGAATAACTTATAATTATATTCTCAATAGTTTTTTGATAAAACGCCTCTAACTGTGCTGGTGTAAAATCACCTGTAAGTATAGGTAAAGATACTCCATAGTGTCTAAGTATCTTACTATCTATAAATTCCAGAGTGTCCTTATCCACCAGTTTAATATCTTTCTTAATAGGTATATACTCAGCCTTTAAGTCCAAAGGTAAAAAACCACTCTCAGAGTTCTTAAGTTTGCTCTCCAGTTCCTTAAGAGCTGCCTCAGTTTTACCATCATCCATCATAGTCTGATATTTAATAACACCGTTTACAGCAAATGCAGACTTCATAGCTGCCGCCACACCCTGTAAGAGCTGGTGGTTAAGGTCAAGAGTTTTAAGTAATGCCTCATTATCTGGCTGTCCTTGTTCATTACCACCCATATACTGGTTAACTGAATATCTATACCTAATGTGGATGACGTCTGTGTACTTAATGGTATACTCTTGACCGTTATTAAATCTAAATCTAACATACAGTCTATTACTAGCGTCCTCAATAAAGTCTACTTGTGACGGCTGGATAGGGTAAAGCCCATCATATCGTCTTTTAACTGTGCCGTCCTTAGCTTTCCACTCGTAATATGTAGGTACTATAAATACATTATAATTAAGAAACAATAACCATGTTATTTTTTCCAGAAAATCACTAGTAGTCATCAAAGGGTTAGGATTATTAAATACTGCTTGTAAATCATCATTAACTGGTACTACATCATTACCTATCTCCCTAACGTGTTCAATACGTAACTTTTTCACCTCTGATACAATACAGTTAATAGCTTGCTGTACTACGTCACTAGCGTATATGTCTGTGCCAAACTGAGAAAAGATAGGAGCATAACCACTCATTACCTCAGCGTATTTAGTTTCTTTAGGGCTCTCTTTCTTAAAGAGATTTGACAACCAACCCATTTATTTAACACCTCCTATCATTTGCTGCCATTCCGTTCTATTTCGTCTATACATTTCATATAAAATAGAATTACACACAGCACCATCTATACGTTTACTAGGCTCTGCTTTAATTATTAAGCACTGTCCTAAATTATTTACCTGTAGACAGGCATTTTTTAAACACCACTTATCTACTTCATTGTCATTATAATTAACTAGCTGGTGAGTTAAGTCTGATTCCAGTAATTTAATAGCATTACTTAGCGTTTGAGCGTTCTGTATAATCATATCCATTTCATCACTCGCTCTAGACCAGCCGTAAAATTCCATACGGTTAAGAAAGTCCTTAGCGAATTTCTGATCATATCCACATTTCCAGAGTTTAATACCATACTCTTTATATAACGTATAAAACCAGTCAGCTACTTTACTTAGGTCTATGTCATTACCCTCAGTTATGGTAATGAGTCCAGCCCTCGCCCACTCACTATACTTAGCGCCAGCGTTACGGTCATCTGAGTCCTCCAACTTGCTCTCAGGTATAAAATACATTGTATGTATATACTTTGTCTTATCGTCTGGTTTCATCATCAACACCTTAGCACAGGTTAAGTCTGTAGTTTCAGATAAGTCTACAGCCCCTAAAGCTATGCAGCCTCTAAAACTCTCTAAATCATATACGGCTTTATAATCATAATCCTCTATATTAAGCCAGCTCTGCGCTCCATTTTGCTTTATATTAAAGTCTTTACAGAGTACAAATATTCTATCAGCCTTACTATTTCTAGCCACGTCTATCTGTTCATCCAGATAAGACCACTTTTTAACTATTCCTAGTGAGGGATTACTTTTTACCCAACTAGCTCTATTCTGCCATACTTCCTGTTCAGAATCTTGAGTATATAACCATGCCAGCGTACGCTGTGCTGCTATACCGTCATCCTCACCCTTAATAATTTTTCTGGCTTTTTCCAGTTCCTTATCTAAATAACCGTCTACTATAAAGCCCTCAGTAGTTAGATTTATAAACATTGGCTCGTCTTTAAGACTCTGTGACTGTTCTACTGATTTAGCTATAACATTGTCTTTCATTTCGTGGCTTTCGTCCAAAAATGCTACGTCAATATTACGCCCCTCTTTATTTCTTGTACGGTCTGATAATTTAAATATCTTAGAGTTATTAACTTTATTAAGTATAAAGCGCTGGTTGCGCTTGCTGTCTAACTGCTCTGGGTCAATTAATAACCTCATAGTGTCTATAGCGTCATAAATGATAGACGCTTGATTATCGTCATTAGAGCTACACACTATATCAGAGCCAGCATTACCTAGAAAAAACTCACTTAAGCCTAAAGCGCTACAGGTCTCAGACTTAGTATTTTTTCTAGCTATCAATAATATGACTTTTTTAAAACGCCTTAGAGTGGTTTTACTCATCTTAAATGAGTAGACAGCCTCTATAAATGCTTTCTGCCATAGCATAAGCACCATAGGCTTATTATAAAATGGACTTTTTGTAAGCCTTATGCACTTCTCCATAAAGTCCATACGTAAGAGAGCGTCTGACGTGTCATACAAGTAGGCGTCATTTAAAAAGTCCTCTTTTAAATTCTCCAGCTCTTGCCATA